GATGAGAGCGGCAAGTGGGAACGTCCGACGAACATCCTCAACAACTGGAGGGTCACGAAAACCTGCTTACGATTAGGTAGTAGAATTATAGGTAAATGTATGATGGGTTCAACAAGCAACTCATTAGACAAAGGTGGTGATAACTTTAAAAAACTATATAATGACTCAGATGTTACACAACGAAACGCGAATGGACAAACTCGCTCTGGATTATATAGCTTGTTCATACCTATGGAATGGAATTACGAAGGATACATTGATTCTTATGGCATACCTGTCTTCCAAACACCAAACAAACCTATTGAAGGACCACAAGGTGAAATTATAGATTTAGGTGTAATAGAATATTGGGATAACGAAGTAGAAGGATTAAAGCAAGATCAAGATGCTTTAAATGAATTTTATAGACAGTTTCCACGCACTGAAAAGCATGCATTTAGAGATGAATCAAAAGAGTCTTTATTTAATTTAACTAAAATTTATGAGCAAATAGATTTTAATGAAGATTTAAGAAACTCTTTAAATTTAACACAAGGTAGTTTTCAGTGGGAAAACGCAGAACAAGATACAAAAGTTATATTTGTTCCTAATAAAAACGGAAGGTTTACTATTAGTTGGGTTCCTCCTGTTCATTTGCAAAACAAAAGATATAGAAAAAATAATACAAATTATCCTGGCAATGAGCATATAGGCGCTTTTGGATGTGACCCTTATGATATATCAGGAACTGTTGATAAAAGAGGTTCAAAAGGATCTTTACATGGTTTAACAAAGTTTTCTATGGAAGACGCACCACCTAATCATTTCTTTTTAGAATATATAGCTAGACCTCAAACAGCAGAGATATTTTTTGAAGATGTACTTATGGCCTGCGTATTTTATGGTATGCCTATATTAATTGAAAATAATAAACCAAGACTTTTATATTATTTAAAAAAACGTGGTTACAGAGGATTTTCAATGAACAGACCTGATAGAAAATATAATAAACTATCAATAACAGAAAGAGAGTTAGGTGGTATACCAAACTCAAGTGAAGATATAAAGCAAGCTCACGCTTCAGCAATAGAAACATATATAGAAACATTTGTAGGTTTAAAAGAAACTGGTTATGGTGATATGTATTTTCAAAAAACGTTAGAAGACTGGGCTAAATTTAATATTAATAATAGAACACGACACGATGCTTCTATTAGTTCTGGTTTAGCTTTAATGGCTTGTAATAAGCATAGGTATTCACCAGTAAATAAAACAAAATTACAACCTGTTGATTTAGGAATTAAAAGATATGACAATAGGGGAACTTCATCAAAAATTATAAGTTAAATGAATATATATACTAACTCAAATAGCGCTTTTCCTAGTCAAGTAGTAAGTGATGCTGAAAAAGCAAGTTGGGAATATGGCAGTCAAGTTGCTATGGCTATTGAATACGAGTGGTTTAGATCTGGAAGAGTTAACGGTAACAGATATTTAACAAACTGGAACAATTTTAACACTTTAAGACTTTACGCTAGAGGTGAACAACCCATACAAAAATATAAAGATGAATTATCAATTAATGGTGATTTATCTTATTTAAATTTAGACTGGAAACCAGTACCTATTTTATCAAAGTTTGTAGATATTGTAGTTAATGGTATATCGCAAAAAGCTTATGAAATAAAAGCTTATGCTCAAGATCCTAGTTCTGTTAAGAAAAGAACTTCATATGCTTCTAAGATGTATGAAGATATGTTAGCAAAAGAATATATTGAAAACATAAAAAATACATTAGGTATTGATTTATATCAAACACCAAATCCTGATGTAATACCTGAAACAGAAGAAGAGTTAGAGCTTCATATGCAATTAGGTTATAAACAAGCTATTGAAATAGCAGAAGAAGAAGCAATATCTTCTGTTATGGCTCAAAATAAATATAACTTAGTTAGAAGAAGATTAAATATGGATTTAGCAGTATGTGGTATTGCTGCTTGTAAAACTAATTTTAATACATCAAACGGTATAACGGTTGATTATGTAGATCCTGCATATATGGTTTATTCATATACTGAAGATCCTAATTTTGAAGATATATATTATGTTGGTGAAATAAAATCAATAACAATACCAGAACTTAAAAAAGAGTTTCCAGATATATCTGAAGAAGAATTAAAAAGAATACAAGCTATGCCAGGTAACAGACAGTATGTTACAGGCTGGGGTGGTTATGATGAAAATACTGTACAAGTTTTATATTTTGATTATAAAACATACCATAATCAAGTATTTAAAATAAAACAAACAGATCAAGGATTAATGAAAGCTATTGAAAAGCTAGACACGTTTAATCCACCAGAAAGCGATATGTTTGAAAGAGTATCTAGATCTATTGAAGTATTATACAGTGGTGCTAAAGTTTTAGGAACTGATACATTGTTAAAATGGGAACTTGCTGAAAATATGTCAAGACCATATGCTGATACAACAAAAGTTGAAATGAATTACTCTATATGTGCACCACGCATGTATAAAGGTAGAATTGATTCACTAGTTAGTAAATGTATTGGCTTTGCTGATATGATTCAAATAACACACTAAAAACTGCAGCAGGTTTTATCTCGTATGGTACCAGATGGTGTATATTTAGATATGGACGGTTTAGCTGAAGTTGATCTTGGTAATGGTACTAATTATAATCCTGCTGAAGCATTAAACATGTATTTCCAAACAGGTTCTATTGTTGGTAGATCACTTACGCAAGATGGTGAAATGAATAGAGGTAAAGTACCTATTCAAGAATTACAAAGCAGTAGTGGTGGTGCTAAAATACAAAGTTTAATTACTACGTACCAATATTATTTACAAATGATACGTGATGTGACCGGACTTAATGAAGCAAGAGACGGTAGCTTACCTGATCGTAATACATTAGTTGGATTACAAAAGTTAGCAGCCAATGCTTCAAATACAGCTACTAGACATATAAATCAATCAAGTTTATATATAACTCTTAGAATAGCTGAAAACATTGCTTTAAAAATAGCAGATGCTTTAGAGTTTCCATTAACTGCAGAGTCATTGAAAAACTCAATATCTGCTTTTAATGTTGAAACATTAAGACAAGTAGAAGATTTAAACTTACACGATTTTGGTATATTCTTAGAATTAGAACCAGATGAAGAAGAGCAAGCTAAATTAGAAGCTAATATTCAAGTTGCTTTACAAGCAGGTAATATTGATTTAGATGACGCTATAGATTTACGTCAAATAAAAAATATTAAACTTGCTAATCAAATGCTTAAAATTAAGCGTAAGAAAAAGCAAAAAGAAGACATGCTTGCGCAGCAGTCTAATATCCAAGCTCAAGCAGCAGCTCAAGCTGAAACAGCTGAAAAAACAGCTATGGCTGAAGTACAAAAACAAGAGGCAATATCTGGATCTAAAGTACAATACGAGCAAGCTAGAACTGAAATGGAAATTAAGAAAATGGAAGTTCAAGCACAACTTGACCAACAAAAAATGCAAATGCAACATCAGTTTGATATGCAATTAAAGCAAATGGAAACTCAAGTGCAAACGCAAAAAGAAACTGAAAAAGAAAATAGAAAAGACAAGCGTATAAAAATGGAAGGTACGCAACAAAGCGAAATGATAAGCCAAAGAAAAAATGATGGCTTACCAATAAACTTTGAACAACAGCAAGACGTTAACGCTTTTATGTAAACGTTTATTTAATTATTTAATTATATTATATTATGTCAGAAGTAAAAACAAATGAACCTGTTAAACAAGAAGGTGACTTTAAGTTAAAAACTAAAAAGAAAACACCTAAAAAATTAACCGAAACAAAGGATAATATTACGAAAGTAAATATTAATCCAAAAGAACCTTTAGTAGAGTTAGAAAGTAACGTTACTAAAGTAGAAATAAAAAAAGAAGACGATGCCATTCAAATCGGAGAAGCAAAAAAGGTATCTGTGGAAGAACCATCCGGAAATAGCGCAGAGGTGGGAGAACCTGTACAAGAGTCCAACGAGACTACTGAAGGGTTTTCTCCGATCCAAGAAATAACAGAAGCTGAAGTTAAAAAAGTTGAAGCTGACGTTAAAGAAGCTATAAGAGACGAAAAAGTATTAGGTAAACCATTACCTGAAAATATTGAAAAGCTAGTTGCTTTTATGGAAGAAACTGGTGGGACAATAGAAGATTATACTCGTTTAAATGCTGATTACAGTAATGTAGACGATAAAACTCTTATAAAAGAGTATTACAAAAAAAATAAACCTTATTTAGATAATTCAGACTTAGATCTTTTGTTAGAAGATTTTGATTATGATGAAGATATAGATGAGGAAAAAGATATTCGCAAGAAAAAGCTTGCGTTTAAAGAAGAAGTTGCAAAAGCCAAAAACTTTTTAGAGGAAACAAAGAGTAAATATTACGACGAAATCAAGTTGAGACCCGGCGTAACTCAGGAACAAAAAAAAGCTATGGATTTTTTCAATAGATACAACAAGCAGCAAGAACAAGCTGAGCAACAACATCAATTGTTTAAAGAAAATACTAAACAACTTTTTAGTGATGATTTCAAAGGTTTTGATATCAAAGTAGGTGAAAAGTTATATAAGTATAATATTCAAAACAAAGATAAAGTTGCAGAAAACCAATCAAATATTAACAACTTAATCGGGAAGTTCCTTGATGAAAAAGGTAATGTTAGTGACACGAGTGGTTATCACAAAGCTATGTATGCTGCTGAAAACGTAGATAAAATCGCAGCTCATTTTTATGAGCAAGGAAAAGCAGATGCAGTTAAAGAAGTTGTAAACAAATCAAAAAACCTAAGTGACACTAAAGCTAGAACTACTCAAGGTGATGTGTTTATTAATGGATTTAAAGTTAAAGCTATTTCAGGCGCTGATTCTACAAAACTAAAAATTAAAACAAGAAAATTTAACTAATTAAAAATTATTAATTATGAGTTTAACTCCTCAATTTGGTAAAATTGTTCCATCTCAAAGTCAAGAGTTATTGAACAGTAATTACCTACAATTTGACAGTACTGCAGGTGGTGCGTATGATGCTGAAAAAACAAGCACTTTCGCGCAGCAGTATTTGCCTGAAATTTATGAACAAGAAGTAGAGCGTTATGGAAACAGAACGTTATCTGGATTCTTAAGAATGGTTGGCGCTGAAATGCCAATGACATCTGAT